AGCAGGTGGGTATTACGGTACCTACCTTGATCTCGAAGGTGTTGCTAAGAATGAAGCAGAGTTAATTAAGCGTTATAGAGATATTTCTATGATGGCTGATGTTGATACTGCAATTCAGGACATTATAGACGATGCTATTGCCAATCAAAGTGATGAAGATCCAGTAACTTTGATAACAGATAATTTAAAAGTTTCTGACTCTGTTAAAAAACAAATAAGAGATGAGTTTGAAAATATAACCGAAATGTTAGATTTCAAAAACAGATCACACGACTATTTTAGACGTTGGTATGTAGATGGAAGATTGTATTTTCACAAGGTAATAGATACCGCAAATCCTAAAAAGGGTATCAGAGATATACGTTACATTGATCCTAGAAAAATAACTAAGGTCAAAGAAGTACAAAAAGAAAAAAATGAACAAGGTGTACAGTTCGTTAAAAATATTGAAGAATTTTATGTATTTAACGACAAAGGATTAGCGTCTAGACCTGGACAGTATAAAGCAGAAACTAATGATTCTGCTCTAAAAATAACTAAAGATGCTATTACACATGTGCCTTCTGGTTTAGTAGACCAGGACAAAAATTCATCTCTATCATACTTGCACAAGGCAATTAGACCTGCAAATCAGCTTAGAATGATGGAGAATGCTGTTGTAATCTATAGAATTACAAGGGCACCAGAAAGAAGAATCTTCTATGTTGATGTAGGTAATTTGCCAACCAACAAAGCAGAACAGTACTTAAAAGACATCATGGACCGATATCGTAACAAGTTAGTGTACGATGCTAATACTGGCGAAGTCCGTGATGATAAAAAATTCATGTCTATGTTGGAAGACTTTTGGCTTCCTCGTAGAGAAGGTAGCAGCGGCACTTCAATAGACACTTTGCCTGCAGGGCAAAATCTAGGTCAAATTGAAGATGTAATTTACTTTCAGAAGAAACTATATCAGTCTTTGAACATTCCAGTGTCAAGACTAGAGCAACAAGGCGGTCTTAATTTCGGTAGATCAGCAGAAATTAATAGAGATGAATTAAAATTTTCAAAATTTGTCTCTAGACTAAGAAGAAAGTTCGGAGTAATGTTTGACGATTTACTGAAAACACAGTTGATCCTGAAAAACATTATTACAGAAGAAGATTGGAAAAACATTAAAGATGACTTAATGTATGATTTTGCACAAGATGCTTACTACACAGAGTCAAAAAATCAAGAGCTTCTAAGAAGTAGGGTAGAAGTTTTGAATGGAATGTCTAGTTATATCGGTACTTTATTCAGTAAAGCATATGTACAGAAAAAAGTATTAATGTTAACTGATGAAGAAATCGAAACTATTGAAACAGATTTGCAACTAGAAACACCGTTTGTAACTCAAGATCAGCAATTTCAAATGAATTCGCAGGGGCAAGAGGCTGAACAGTCTGCGCCTGAAATGGAACCATCAGAAGAGGATGTAGAATAATGGACCGTGAAGCAGCGATTAGAGACATGATGAACAGCATGGCTAAAGGTGATAGCAGTGATGTTCAAACTAAATTCAATTCTATCATGCTTGATAGAGCAAGTGATGCAATCAATGACTACAAACAAGAACTGGCACAGTCAGTTTTTAAGAATCCAGATATGCAAGCGATGGGGTTAGCAGACGGCGAAGAGCATGTACTAGAAATAGATCCTGCCGCAGAACCTGAAACTATTGGAGACGAGAATGAAGACGTTTAAAAATTTCAGAGAAGGCTCAGACATTCAAGAAGAGCCTATGGATGGTGTAGCTAAAGGCTCACTGCCAGATGACCAACATATGTGTGCAACTAAAATCTTCAAAGAAGGCTTAGGTGAAGGCGAGCCAATTGTTGGTGAACATGCATCACCAGACGAAAGCGGACATATTTCTTGGTACAAAGTAATGTTTGAAAGTTCTATTGAAGTTGTAGAAGTTTCAGACGATTCTGTAAAAGTCCTTGAAGAAGGGCCACACGCAAATCACAAAAAAAAAATGAAAGAAGAAGTTGAAGAGATTGAAGAAGTCTCTAAGAAGACTTTAGGTTCTTACATTAAAAAAGCTACTGTTAGTTATGGTAGTCGAGAACGAATGGGCAAAGAGTTTGAAAGAGATGCTAAAGAAACTCGTTCTGCTACTGATAAAAATATAAACTCTAGATTGGCAGACACATTTAATAAAGGTGCTGTAAAAAGAAAAGCTGGCATTATGAAAGCTACCGACAAGTTAGTAAACAAAAAGAATTAACCGGAGAAAGCAAATGGCAGTATCAGTAGATACACTAAAACTAACACAAGTACAGGGTGTCATCGCTATTAGAGAAACTGGTAGCACTCCAGCAGCTGGTACTATTGCCCTTGCTACTACTCTTAAAAAAGCATCTGAGACTCAATCATCTCCTGTTGCAGACATAAGCAGTATTCAGTGGTCACTAGACGACGGCGCTAAAGCTACTATTACACGAGACAGCAAATTGCTGCATACTTTAGTGCTTGCAGGCACGTTAGAGTTTTATGGTTTTTCAGACAATGAGAATAACGATGCAGATATTGTAGTAGCAGTGACTGGCGGTTCCGGTACTGTTATAATTAATTGCAAAAAGATATCTGGATATGGATCACAGCAGCATCAAGGCGCTGACGGAGCATTAGGATAATGAGACTAATTAAAGAAGTTACAGAAGAGATCCAATACATTTCTGAGCTTAACGAAGAGACTGGTAAGAAGTCACACTTCATTGAAGGTGTTTTCTTGCAGTCAAACCTCAAGAACCGTAATGGTAGAATGTATCCTAAAGAGGTGATGCAGAAAGAGGTTGCTCGTTACACAGCAGAATCTATCGATAAGAAAAGAGCATACGGCGAGTTAGGACATCCAGATGGCCCTACAGTAAATCTTGACCGTGTATCTCATATGATCGTGGGTCTTAAAGAAGACGGCGATAACTATATCGGCAGAGCAAAGATACTTGATACACCTATGGGTCGTATTGTAAAAGAACTTATTGGCGAGGGTGCAAGCTTAGGCGTTAGCTCTCGTGGATTGGGTTCACTTAAAGAAAGAAACGGCGTCAATGAAGTGCAAGAAGACTTCATGTTAGCAACTGCTGCTGATATTGTTGCCGACCCTTCTGCTCCTGATGCTTATGTACAAGGTATCATGGAAAATAAAGAGTGGACATTTGTGAACGGTATTTGGCAAGAACAAGAACTTGAAGAATCAAAAAAACTGATTCACGCTGCAAGTGCAAGTGAGCTTGAAGCAGTTAAGTTGGAAGTGTTTGAAAGTTTCTTAAACAAATTATCTAAAATTTAAATTTTTATAAATATACATTAGAACAAAGAAATACAATCTAATAGGAGAATAAACATGGGTGTAGAATCCAAGATCCGAGAGCTTATGGAGGGCGCAGCAAATCGTCCTAAGGATAAGTCACAGGGTGACGCTTCTAGTCCTGCTCAAGGTGGTTCAGACGCTAACCCTGAAATGCAAGACCTTAGTGGTACTGGCAATGCAGAAGGCGGCTTAACCTCAGAAGTAGGCAAAGCGGCATCAGCTAAGAAAGGAAAAGACACTACTTTACCTAAAGGACAAGGCGCTGGTAAAGCTCCTAACTTTGATGACAAAGCAGAGAAAGTATCTGGTCTAGCAGCAGAAGAAGTTGAAACTGAAGAAGAAGTTATTTCTGAAGAAGAAGCAGATGTTGTTGAAGACGTTATCGCTGAGGAAGAAGAAGTAGTTGCAGAAGCAGAAGAGATTACTGAAGAAGAATCTATTGAAGAGGCAACTCTTTTCGAAGCCGATCTTAATGCACTCTTCGCTGACGAAGAGCATCTTACAGAAGAATTTAAAGTAAAAGCAGCAGAAGTATTTGAAGCTGTTGTTACTTCAAGAGTTACTGCTGAAATTGCAGAGATAGAAGAAGAATTGACTGAGGCTGCAAACAAAGAATTTGAATCGCAGCTAGAGCAAATGACAGAGAACATTGATAAGTATCTCGGATATGTTACTGAAAACTGGATGGCAGATAATCAAATTGCTATCGAAAGCGGTGTTCGCACTGAAGTAACTGAGTCGTTTATTAAAGGTCTACAGCAAGTTTTCACTGAGCATTATATAGATGTCCCAGAAGAAAAGTATGATGTGATGACTGAAATGCAAACACAGATTGATAGCCTTACTGCTAAACTAGACGAAGAAGTTGAGTCTAAGATGTCAGCGGAACACGAAGCTATTACTTTGAAGAAGCAAGCAGCGTTTGCTAATATTTCAGAAGACCTAGCGTCAACTGAAAAAGAAAAATTTGCAACATTAGTTGAAGACATTACTTATACTGGTATGGATTCTTATGAGCAAAAACTTCAAGTGGTTAAGGAAAACTATTTTCCAAAAGAAGCAGCACCGGAAGATCAACTTGAAGACACTTTTGAGGCTACCAACGAAGTAACTAATACAGTTATGTCTAAGTATGCTCAGGCAATTTCAAAAACAACTAAATTTTAATTAAACCGAAAGTAAACTTTTTATAAATAGTACTATTAATAATAAAACTGAAAACCAAGGAGACTTAAATGTATCTTTCAGAGCAAATTGAGAGCAAGTGGGCACCAGTCCTCGAGCATGCTGACCTGCAGCCTATTGCAGATCCGTACAAGAAAGCTGTTACCGCTGTAGTTCTCGAAAATCAAGAAAAAGCCCTTTTTGAAGAAAAAGGCATCATGGAAGCAACTCACGTTAACCAAACAGGTGCCGGCGTAGATAACTACGATCCAATCCTAATTAGCCTCGTCCGTCGTGCGCTTCCCAATCTAATGGCATATGATGTTGCTGGCGTTCAGCCGATGACTGGACCTACTGGTCTTATCTTCGCCATGAAGTCACACTACACTAATATGACAGGCACTGAAGCTTTGTTCAACGAAGCTGATACTGATTTCTCAGGTGGCGGTACTCATGCTGGTTCAAACCCAGTTGATGGTACTTACACTACTGGTGCTGGCGTTGCTACTGCAACTGCTGAAGGCTTCGGTGACGGAACTACTTTGAACGAGATGGCTTTCTCAATTGAGAAGACTACTGTTACAGCTAAGTCTCGTGCATTGAAAGCTGAGTACACTGTAGAACTCGCACAAGATCTCAAAGCAATTCATGGTCTTGACGCTGAGTCAGAGCTTTCTAACATTCTTTCACAAGAAATTCTTGCTGAAATTAACCGTGAAGTTATTCGTACAATCTACAAAGTCGCTAAGCCTGGTTCTGCATCTACTGCAACACCTGGTACTTTCGACCTTGACGTTGACTCAAACGGTCGTTGGTCAGTTGAGCGTTTCAAAGGCTTGTTGTTCAACATCGAGCGTGACGCTAACGTAATTGCACAAGATACTCGTAGAGGGAAAGGTAACTTCATTATCTGTTCTTCAGACGTAGCATCAGCGCTTGCAATGTCAGGTGTACTTGATTACGCTCCTGCACTACAGACTAACCTCAACGTTGACGATACTGGCAACACTTTCGCAGGTGTTCTTAACGGTCGTTACAAAGTTTATATCGATCCATACAGTGCTAACACTGGTTCAGCATCACAGTTCTACGTTGCTGGATACAAAGGTACTAGCCCTTATGACGCAGGCATCTTCTATTGCCCATACGTTCCTTTACAAATGGTTCGTGCGATTGACCCTAACACCTTCCAGCCTAAGATCGGCTTCAAGACTCGTTACGGCATGATTGCTAACCCATTCGTTACACAAGCTAACGGTACTACTGACGGTGATACATTCACTGCTGATCGTAATCAATATTATAGGGCGGTCAAGGTCCAAAATTTGATGTAAGCATCAAAAATAAAAAGAATTGCGTAAAGCAATCGATTTTGAAAGGGCTCTTCGGAGTCCTTTTTTTTGCATGTAAAAATGTGTAACACTTTGTGCAAAACTATATTTAAGAATTTTTCGTATTATAAATAGTGTTAAACCCATTATTAACTAACAGGCAGTTGTATTATGAATAAAT